GGTTCAATCAGGCGTGCGGCAGTTCATGGTCGACCCGTCTCATTGGAACGTTTGAGCGCGTAATTGTCGGGCGTCATTTCTTAACGTGCCGAGTCGATTTCTGTTGGAGAACCGGGCGAGTCAAGAGCGCTGCTCGCCGGTGGAATGGTTTGCGCCGTCATCAACGCCCTCAATACCTGAGCTCCTCGCAGACGAGATGCGGCGAGAGGATGATTCGCTAACCAAATAAAGTTGACAAGGCGTTTGGCACTATGCCAATATCAATTAGCACAGTGCTAATAGTGGCACATTCCGGAACTAGTGTTCCAAGCGGTCGCCAAGGGCGGCCGTTGAGCCCGCTAAACCACTGCGAGATAATGCATGGCCTCAGAAACGCCATGCGGCAGACTCGGACCAGCAGCCAACAGCTGCGATCGCACGCCATGCGAAGCCGGGCGAGAACACGACAAGATCAACGTCGTCTACCAATTCGAATTCGAGATGGGCGACGGTAGGAGTGACCAGATGGCCAATTCAAAATTGCGTAACAGACCCAAGCCACCCGCGGGGCTTCCGTACAACGAATTCGTCCCAAAATATGCCTCAATGTACGGGAAAGCCCCCAAGAGTGCGGACAAGCTAAGACCTCTCTCTTCCGTAAACGAACCCAACGAACCTCTGCTTCGCGTGAGTGCATTGAAGGACTCGTGGTTTGGCCGAGTGTTGAGAGCGGCGGCGGAGGAAAACTGCCCAGCCGCGTTCCGCGATCTGGTGGAACTCTGGTGCATGAGTATGGGCGCGAAGCCACCGGACGGCGTGTTTGTCCGCCGCCCCGGAAAGCCCGGCGCCCCACATTCCGAGGAGACTGCCAAAATCTATGCGACCTGGATCATGTTGGGCCGACCCACACTCGGCTCGCGGAAACTCGCACACGCAGTTTACGGCAGTGAATTGACTCGGGCAGACACGAAAACGCGAAAACGGCTGGTCGACAAGTGCCGACAAGCCGTTCTGCGATCGCAGAAATGATGCGACGGAATCGACACGAGATTACATCGCAAGATAGAGAGCCGATTAAACCCAAGAGGTTTTGGTCGCATAGTCGTTAGTGGGATAACTGTTCTGGAAGGTGCGGGGGCAGTTGTCGATGAATCAGAGAATCCGAACGGAAGATGGCACGAAGATGCAACGGCGGATTAAGGCATCGCCACAGGATACAGCAGCTTACCGAATGTTGATTAACCACAAGATGCCACGTTGAATGTCGGGCACGACCGGTGGCCGGCAAGCCAGAGCATTCCGCCCTGACTGGTTTCATCGTCTCCGGCGAACCGCAGCGCTGACATCGAAATTCTAGACGCAGGAGCACAGAAAGTGCCGATTACGAAGACATCATGGCGAAGAGGCAGTAGCGGCAATCCACTTGGGCGCCGGCGCTCGGGCGAAGAGTTAGCCGGTATACTGCGCCAGACAATTGATCGTAAACGTTTTGCTGAGAAACTCTGCGAATTGTGTTACGCCGGCGACGTCGCAGCGATGCGGCTGTTGCTGAGTTACACAGATGGCCTGCCGATCGGCCGCGCCGAAGTGGAAGACACACAAGGGATACAAATTACAGTGACCTATGTCCAACAAAATAATAGAATTGAATCTGCCAGCGCTGCACCTGGCACAGGCCTGCGTGGTCCAGCAGGCGAAGCGCTTCAATGTGGTGAATTGCGGCCGCCGATTTGGCAAGACCGTGCTGGGGATGAATCGACTGATCCATCCGGCCCTGGACGGTAAACCAGTCGCATGGTTTAGCCCCACCAATAAGAGCATGGCCGATACCTGGCGGATGGTGCAGTCCATTCTAGCCCCCGTCACTCTGGCGAAGAGTGAACAGGAAAAACGTTTGGAACTGATCAATGGCGGCGTAATTGACTTCTGGTCGCTGGATAACCCAGACGCGGGCCGGGGCCGAAAGTATGCGCTGGTGGTGATTGACGAGGCCGCCCTGATTCCTGACCTGGCACAGGCGTGGCAGCAATCCATTCGGCCCACGCTAACGGACTTACGCGGCGAGGCGTGGTTCCTGTCCACTCCCAAGGGCATGGATTACTTCAAGTTGCTCTATGACCGCGGTCAGGACTTTGAGCAGGAAGACTGGGCCTCCTGGCAAATGCCCACGAGTGCGAATCCATATATGCAACCCGAGGAAATCGAATCGGCTCGCGGGGATATGACGGAGGCCGCGTTCAATCAGGAATATCTGGCTATGTTTGTCAACTGGGAGGGCAGCGTGTTTCGTCGTGTGACGGAGGCGGCCACCGCAACCGAGATCGGGAGACCTGAACCGGGCCACGTCTATGTTATCGGCTGCGACTGGGGCCGATCGAAGGACTACACGGTTTTCGTAGTGCTGGACATAACGGCGCACGCCATCGCGAGAATAGACCGCTCCAACCGAGTGGATTACGCCGTACAGTGCGGCCGTCTGAAGGCATTACAAGAGGAATGGCAACCGATCCAAATCATAGCGGAGCAGAACGGCATCGGACAACCTGTCATTGAGCAGCTCACCCACGATGGCATGCGGATTCAGCCATTCACCACCACCAACGCGAGCAAGGCCCAAATCATTGAAGGCTTGCAGTTGGCATTTGAACGGGGAGACATCCGCATATTGAACGACCCGACTCTGGTCAGCGAGCTAGTCGCTTACCAAGGCGAGCGACTGCCGTCTGGCCTAACCCGTTACGGAGCGCCCAGCGGCGGCCATGACGATATGGTGATCGCGCTGGCCTTGGCGTGGAGTGCGGTTTCCGGGCAGCATCGCCTCATTTACCCAACGCCTGACAAGGATATCGTAGTCCCCGAATTTCTCATCCCAGCACATTGGCCGCGAGCATACGGGCTGGATATCAGATGGAATACCGTGGCGGCAATCTTTGGTGCGCTTGATCCTGAGTCGGATGTACTGTATTTGTACGACGAGTATGCGGACGATGGCGACCCAGCTGTTCATGCGGACGCTATTTGTTCTCGCGGCGAGTGGATCCCCGGACTAATCGATCCTGACGCTAACGGCCGAGACCGAAGGGACGGGGGAAGGCTGATTTTGCACTACCAGAAGCTTGGTCTTCATCTGAAATACCGGCAAAACTCGATCGAGTCTGGAATTTTGGAAGTGGGCCAAAGAATGCGATCCGGCAGGCTAAAGGTGTTTTCCTCGGTGACGAAATACTTGGCGGAGCGTAGGCTTTACCAGTTTGATGAAAATGGTCAGGTGTTGAAGGAGGAAAACAACCTCCAGGACGCCACGCGGTGTCTGGTACTTGGTCTCTCCGCGATGATTACGGAACCTGAGAAGGAAATAGAAGAAGAGGATGAAGAAGACGAATTCTCCAACTTCAATTCCCCCTTTTATGGAGCCGGCGGTTGGATGATGCGTTGACGAGCACACCACTCGATTTCACGGCCAAACCCAATGGTCACCAGGTGGTGGGCCGACCCCATTTCCCCGAAGCGGTCGAGTTGCGAGGCTTCTTGCGCCGCTAAGATGAATCCTGTGAAATCGCCTTTCCGATAAAGCGCTCTGTCCGTCCGAGGCGGCCGAGAGCATCTCGCTGAGGACGCGAGCGCGGCCTCAGCACGGGGCCAAAGACGGCGGATGGCATCGCGCCAGGCGGCGGGTCGTTACGAAGCATGGCCACTATTCAGCAGCGGCGAGATCGAAGCGAAAGCGGTTCCGTCGCGATACTCCGTGAGGCTTCCGACTTCGTGCGCCCGATTAGGTGACCACGACAAGCGCGCGCCAGCCTAACTCGACTTTCCGCCGTGAAGTCAAGTGCGGACGCACAGACACGAAAACGGCTGGTCGACAAGTGCCGACAAGCCGTTCTGCGATTGCAGAAATGATGCGACGGAATCAACACGAGATTACATCGCAAGATAGAGAGACGATTATAACCCAAGAGGTTTTAGTCGCAAAGTCGTTAGTGGGATAACTGTCATAGCACCGCGTAGAAGGTGCGGGGGCAGCTGTTGATGAATCAGAGAATCCGGGATAGGATAAATGCGGTACGTACTCACGCTCCCAAATCCAAACGCCTACCTACACCCACAGCGCCCTTTCTGATCACCGATCCCTTCCTGCAACAGTGTCTCGCAGACGTGCAAGCTGGCCGGGTCTACACGATAGAAGAAATTGCAAGGAAGCAGAAGATGGAACATGAAGCGGTGAGACGAATTTACGCCAAAGAACCCGGAGTACAGAGATACAACTCTATGCTCCGGGTTCCGTATTGCGTCTTTGATCGCATTGTGTTGCGCTCTATGATCCAACCAAAGTCATCTGG